GTATTTCCACCCGTCGCCGTACTCTGTGTTGCCTAAGTTCTTAGCACCCCACGGACCGCCGTAGAGGATGTTGGCGAGAGATTCTTGATCTGCCGGTTGTTTGATAGAGTCATTCCGCCCGTAAGCTCGGGCGTCATTTTCGCTAATACGTTGCCGGGAGAACAGAGAGAGCAGAGCATCTACCCGATAGTTCAGGTTCTCTACAACTCTAGACAAAGCTCCAGACTCATGCCCGATCTGGCTTAAAAACCCGGCTACACGTTCTTTCGTATCAATCCCGTATAACTGCATGGCAGTGTTTAACGGGTCTAAATACTTTTGTGCGTTAGCCGGGGTAGCCCCTGTCGCAGAACGAAGCTGGTCAAGCGTGACAATCATTTCTTAGCCTCAATCACTTCTTGTTTTGCTTTAGATCCAGCGCTGGAACCCAGAAAAAAGTTCAAAATCGTAGCTACTACAGTCCCTAATAAGAACCCAAGAATAGTATCGGCAAACCTGACGTTGGTTTCTGGGATGTTCGTAAAGGTAATGAGGAAGATGTACACGACTGCCATGATGGACCAGAACGTTGCTAGGTACATCACGAACCGCTTAGAGAACTTGTCCTCTTGATTTAGCGCGGCAACCTGCATCGCCCGGGCATCAGCGGTATTCTTATTAGCCTGTTCTACCATGAACTCCTCATGCTTCATGGCAGATTCACGCAGAGCCTTAATGTCTGACTCAGACATATCAGGCTTCAACTCAATCCCAGTTTTATCTTGGACGTAATCTAAACCCTTATCTACAACCGCTTGAGCTACTTTAGGCAGGTTGTTTTGTATAAGCGTAGAAACGATTCCTGCAACGATAGGAAGCATTTATTTCCCCGTTGTAATGGTGTCTTCGCCCTTGGTGACCGTCACTCTTCCTTCTGTGACATCTACCTTCATCGGCGGCTCTTTCCGGTCGAGCTTGTCTAAACGCTCAATAAGCGAATTGATCACTGCGAACTCAGGCCTCTCCTGCTTCGCATTAGCCCCGGCGATACCGTTTAGCATGGCGATGAGTGCTGTTAAGGCAGCCGAGACAAGACCGATGACGGCGGCGATCTTGGACTCTTCTAACAAGAGGCTAGCCCCCACCCCGACCACAACGATCAGGGTAATGTAGAAGAGTCCATGCTTGCCAATCGCTTTCCCGGCGACTTCCTTAGCCGCAGACTCAGCTTCCAACCTTTGTAGCTCAGCCTTGGCCTGAGCCTTCAGCATACGGATTTCGTGCCTCACCGGGATATCTCGGCTAACGTAAGCATCAGCATAACGATCAGCATCATTAGCCATGCCACACCTCTCATTACTCAGGTTTTAACTGAGACTCAGCCTGTGCTTTAACCTTCCCAAACACGGCTACAGCCATCTCTAGAGGCAACTTACCTAAACCTGCCAACAGCACGTTTAGCTCATCAATCGTCAGCGTGATAGTGACTTCTTTCACAGGTTTCTCCGTTATTAACTTGCCCATACCCGTACAGGTTGAGCGGGGGTGACTTTGTAAGACTCTAACTCAGGAACTAAATGATCTGCCTTTAGCCGGACGTTAACGTGCCAGCCCGGTAGCGGAGCCATCTCCGGCTGCTCGCCCATACTTGTGGTGACCGTGTTCCCCGTGGGCTTGTAGATGACGCCAATGGTGTCGATAGACGCGCCCGGAGCAGGGGCGTAGCCAGCAGACTCTTGAGTCTTGAACTCAACAAGGAGCCCAGCGGCGGCAAGTTGCTCGGTTGCCTCGGCTTCGTCGGAGAACCGCAGCATCAGGTCGTTAAAGGTGTCAGTCATGGCAGTCTCACAAGGTCAATGCAACCAGTTGGGCGTTGGTTAGGCGAACGCTGTAGTAGGCGATGCGGCGAATGTGACCGTTAAGCTGCTCACCCCCGCCATAACTCGACCCAATGTTAAGTTTGTTCACCGCTGGAATTGTGGCAGAGGTATCAGTAGAAACCGCGCTAGCATTTGATGTCAGGCCAATGTCATTCGCAGCAAATCCTAAAGCTTGCTTAACAACTGAGTTAATTGCAATCGCCGAACCAGCAGTTATTGAAGCCTGTTCAACTCCTGCGTCCGCGATATAGACGCTTGTTGTATTTGTTCCTACCCCACGGTACAAAATAATACGATTATTGGCGGTCCCGTTGTGAAATTCGGCTGCGTATTGATTGGCCGCGCCAATTGGGTTTGTTATTCCAATTTCGGCGAACAGAGTCCCAGCGCTAGCGTTGTACCACGGCGACAACGTATTCACACTCGCAACATCCGCGCTTCGTGTGACGGTGGCGGCTTCAGTCTTTATGTAACTTGTACTAAAACTGCCCGCTTCGAGTTGTGCTCCCCAGAACAGCACGCCACTTGTGCCGTCTCCTGTAAAGGTTACGTCCAAAGATGTTGAATCTCGTGTTGGCGTGCCAGTTGATGCCGCAGAAAATACCAAGTATGACGCGCTAGCCGTGGCTGATGCATTCATGGTTATTGATATTCGATACCATCCGTTTGCATATGCTGTAACCGCATAGCTTGTGCTAGATGGCGTACCGGAGGAGGCAGTTTGCGTAACAGTCCCGTTGGTCAGATTTACTGTTATTCCATACCTTGCGCCGCCGTTAGGACTAACCGCAATTAATGAAGCAAAGTTATAGCCTGCTGATTTTGCAAAAATTGACCAAGTGTATGCCGAAGCGGTTAGTGTTAGTCCCGTGTTGTTGTAAACAGCCTTGGGTGTGTTATCTGTATTCGGAACAATTTTCTCTGCGGAAATAGTCCCGTCCGGCGCTGCTGCTGAATTTGCTATCGCAGTCGAATTCTGGGCAGTCCACGCCGCATTATCAAACTGCTCCGAGTACGTCAGCAGGTTAGTTCTGGACTCCTCAATCAACAACCCCCTAGCCGCCAGCGTCACCGGGTCGTAGTCAAACCGTGGTTCATTCACCGCTGCTGATTGGATAAGCCCGATCTGGTTGACATATGTAGCTGTACTAGACCGTGTAAACGTCACTCTTGAGTCTAGCCTTCCCGCCGCTGCAAAATTTAGATTTAGCGTGGGGGATACAGTCGGGAAGTTGTTAGATAGGCTCATGACGTTTCTCTAGTTAAGCTGCCCAGGGCGGTGCGAGTGAAACCGTTACAGGGTGCTTTTGGAGTTCAATCTGCTGTTGCACTGCGGCTTCCGTCGCGGCACGATCAACCCCGTTCGCCCAGATCCATCCCAACACTTCGTCTTGCGTGAGCTGATTGTAGGGGACAAAGTTCGCTGGGTTCGGGCCGGGAACAGAGCAGGTGGAGTAGACAGAGGCAGAGTAGGTCTTGTCACCATCTACTTCGGTGGCAGAACACCGCCAGTGGACGCAATAGACAACATCGCTCAGGTTGTCTTCTGATACTTTGCAATCTAAGTTGGTTACTCGCCAATCCATGATTAAGCTCCTTTGAGTGCGGCCACTTCGGCCTCTAGGGTTTCAATACGGGCCATTGCTTCTTGCAGGGCTTTGATGGCTGCGTGGTACATATCGGTCGTGTAGATCGTCTTGTACGGCGCTTCACCTTCTTGGTCTTTGCCAAAACCATCGTTGCTCACAAACTCAGGCGCAACAGACTCAACTTGTTGAGCAATCACGCCAATGTTTGCAACGTCGTCGGTCTGATCTTTGTACTTAAACGATACGATCTCAAGCGACCTGATCTTGTTCCAGTACGAAGCAACCGGAACGATGTCCGTTTTGAGTCGTTCGTCTGACAGGTTGACATCGTTAGCTTGATAGTTTGCAATGCCGCCGTTTGAGCGAACGGACATGCGAAGCGTAGGGCCGCTGTCTGCGCAGTAAATAAATTCACTTCCCGTGCCGTTTGGCGAAGCATTGTTGTATTCAATAATTACGCCATAGGGTAGCGTGCTGTTAGTATGCCTAATTCTTGCTGTCCAGTCAGCATTAGTATTGCCAATAAGTTCATGATACCCGCCTGCACTATCTACATATATCCCCGTACTACTCGCCTTAAAGTACCCACCGCTGGTGATACGGGCGCGTTCGGTTGAGCCTCCAGCTCCAAACAACAGATTAGCGTCACTACGAATAGCAAAGTCTGTTGCCGCTCCAGTGGTCATGAAGATGTTGGCCTGCCCCAGATACGCACTGTATGCGCTGGTATTCGATAAAAACAATCCATTGCCTGTTACTTCAAACTTGTAGCCAGCGCCAGAAGTTTTACCAACCAACAAATTCCCACTAGCATCCAGCGTCATTGCTTGGGTGAAGGAGATCGGGTCGCCTGCGGTATGCGCCGCTGGAGCCCCAGCGGTATTGAAAAGAAACGCACCGCCTGTTTGGACAAGCAAACTTGCGCTTGCTGTTGCCGTTGCTATGTATTTATCAAATCCACCGCCGAACCAATTTGAACCCCAATATGTGTTTGTGCCTTGAGCAGCAATACTTGCTGATTGCATTTGTATTGCGGATGGGCCTGCACCCCACGCACTAGGCGTCACCCCCAGACCGAGGTTGCCGGAGGAGTTGAGGCGCATCTTGACCGAAGCACCCGATACAAAACCAAGGTCAGAAGACACTGTAGCGGCAACTGGTATGCTTTGTATTCCTGCGCTACTGTAGTTATCAAATAGTGTCAGCTTTGCGCCGTTAGTGGTTGAAGGGCTGTAGGCGGCAATAGCCACACCCGTTCCACCAGATGTCTGCACTTCCAGCTTTCCAAACGTACCCGGCGAACTCGTCCCAATCCCAACATTCCCCAACACTGCTAGGCCGTTACTGCCGATGCCTGCAAAACTGCTGTATCCGATCAGTTGGGATTGCTTGACCTCCAGACCGGAGGAGTTCAGGCGCATTTGTTCGGAGCTACTTGCATAAAAGCGAATGTCGGAACCGTCAAGACCAAGCGGGAGATACCCAGTACCGCGAGCAAAAGCAAGTGCAGCCGCCACCGTGCCATCAAAAAACAGTTCAAGTCCAGAGCCAGTGCTAGGGGCTGTGTTGCCTGTTATCTGAACTCGCTGACCAAAAGTGCCGCGACCCGTTGTTGCAAAATTCGTCCCATCAAACGTCAGCGCAGACCCACTAGTAGCAACCTTAGATGCGTTGAGATAGACAACACCGTTAGCTGTACCGCCGGAGAGCGTGACGGCCCCAGAAGCCGTTAAAGCGCCTACCGACACCCCAGCGCTACTCTGGAATGCCATATCGCCCAAATACTGATTGAGCGGGATCTGGTTGGGGTTTGTACCTACGTCATACTGACTGGCTACAAGGTACTGCGTACCAGAAACGGTTTCGGAAATGGTTCCGTTTGCAACGATGTTAGACGTATTGGTATTAGTAGTCGTCCCGATAAGCAGGTTGTTAGATGCGTCTAAGTACGCCGATTTCCCCGCTGGATAGGTACAGAAGACATCCTTGGTCCCGGCGGAGAAGTTAACCGCCGACCCGCTGTTGGAAGAGGCAAGGATTGTGTCCCGGCTGAGCGTAGTGCCTGAAGCGGTATACGTCCCAATCCCAACTTCCCACTCGTTCGCTCCCGGCAGGTTGATGGTGTAGTACGTGGTGTTAGCGTTACCAATCGCTGAGAAGCTTTGGAAACCTGCTACCGCCCCGGCGAGCGTGACTGTCCCGGTCCCGGTAGTGGTGGTCGTTTCTCTAACACGGTCTTTGACGACTAACGGCATACTTCACCTATACGGTAGGAATGATTGTCCAGCCTGTTCCCGGGCTGACCGTAATCTGAATCCAATTTGCATTCTGAGTGTCATCTACCGGTTCCCACAAGCCCCGGCGAGTAATACTGTCTGATCCCGTCGCGGACTCAGAGACAGACGTTACAAACGTCACGTTTGTATTAACTACATCTGCCGCGATGGAGGACTCTAAAATAGAAACCGCAAAGTTAACTACCGCAGTGAATGAATCAGAGCCTGTCGTGGATTCAGAAATGAAATTGGGGAAGGTAACAATAGACGATATAGAGTCCGATCCAGTGCTGGACTCCGATACGCTAGAGTTGATTTGGAATGTAGAGGAAACAGTATCTGAACCTGTCGAGGCCTCAGATATAACAGAGATAAACGCAGCGATACTACTAACTGAATCCGAGCCCGTTACAGATTCAGAAATGGCGGGAGAGTAAAACGTGCCCCCAACCGTCGAGAACGGAAGTTCTGAAAAAGACCCGGTTGAAAAGGCCATACCCCACCATGTTAAACAGCGATCAGATCGTCTTCCAAGAACCAGCGTTCTTGCTCATTCCCGTCCGCATCTACCCACTTTAGAAGACAGTACACATTACCGTCTTCATCCATCCGGAACGCTAATACCGGGCCTGACGGCGTTACCTGCCGGATCTTGACCGCATCGCCTTTCTTGAATTTGGTAGCCATCACGCGGCATCCAGGCTGAATTGGTACGATACAGTGAGAGTGTCACCATTTACTACGTTTCTATCCCCGGGCGACTGAAAGTCAGCAGCAGAGAACAAGATCCCGGTAGTGCCACCCTTTGTGTTGTTACTGATCAAGAACGCACCACCAACCGTTACTGAGCTCGTAATGCTATACGTGGCAGGCGAAGCGGTATTGCTAATGACCGACGGGTCAGCAGTTGTAGCGGTTCCAAATACACACTGAGGCCGGGTAGCTTGAGAGTAAGCTGTAACTTCCGTCCAGCCAATATGAGATGAAGCGGTATCACCCGCAGAAGGGTTGTTGGTGGAAGCAGCACCGTACAGGCCAAGATACCAAGTAGCGGTGTAGTTAGACCCTGTAAAGTACTGGGTGTTCATATCCTGTAGACCTACATTGACTACAAGATTATGGGACTCTGCTTCCCACTTAAAATTACCGTCTTTATCCCGAACGGTAATCTTGAACACACCACCGGCTTTAGAACCTTCTTTCATTTTCCACCTCAATTGCTGGAACGGAGCAAAGCCGTTGTAGCTGTATTCCCCGGCATTGTGACCGTAAATGTATTAGTGCAGGTTTTGTCTGAACCAAAGTCTAAAACCGCGATAGATCTGTTTGCCTTGCTGGCATTGTAAAGCAGCGCACACCGTGTAGTAAACGCAGCCGGAACCCATAAGACATTATTGAACGTCACCCACGCTGTATATCCACTACTGCTAATAGCCGCCCCGGTGACTACGTTTCCACCTGCGGAATACCCAGTCCCGGTGATCTCGTTAGCACTTGTATAGACGGTTGTAGAAGCATCTAGATTGGCATCTGCCGTATACAGGGCAAGCTTTAACGTGTCAGTCGTTAGATCATGAATGCCTTGATATAACTCTGCCTTAAAGCTCGTGGTTTGAGTCTGGACGATCATTTAACAGGGTTCCTTACTTGACCGTCGCGGTACGCATCCATCCTCTGCTTACCGTCACCCAGATTCTTAAGCAGTAACAACGATTGACCATACATGTCGTTGTACACTGCAATCTGATCCGGCTCCGCCTTCAAGAACCTCGCCGCCTCTACCAGCGTTCCGTTCAACAAGGCCGAATCAAAGTTATCCCCAAGCCAAGTAATGCCACTAGCATTCGTAACCGTCACAACCGGGATGCTAAATCCTGAACCCGTCCCGCCGATGCTAGAAGCAGCACAAGACAACGTATTCCCAACCGCGTAGAACACACCCGGGTTTTGAATAGTTACTGAGGTAACAGCTCCGCCGGACACAACAATCCTGGCAGTTGCCCCAGATCCAGAACCGCCCGTGAGAGGTACGCCGTTGTATGTACCGTTCGTATAAGATGAACCAGCGGTGATCGCGCCTAGAGTATTAAGCGCACCCTGAACGATTGACTCAGGGTAGTAATAATAGTGAAGCTCTGCGTAATACGCCGTGTCCGGCGTAGGACCGACAATAAACGAAAGCTCAGTCTCTAAGTCTGACCGGGGGCCAAAGATAGCGTAATACTGAGGCTTGCCTGTCGAGTTCGGAGGAGGATAGGCTTCACGGATGAAGTTCACATCCTTGTTCAACAGGTACGTATATGTACCAGTGTTGATATTTCCGTTCGTTACCCCCGTAATGACCGCGAGGGAATAAACAGAAAGGAAATCTAAAGGAGCCGATAAGTACTGATTGTTAGCGGTAAATTGTCCGTAGACGTTCTTACGCAGGTTGGCAATCTGAACAGTGTTGTAGATCTTCTGCTCAGCCTGCCGGACCAGCATAGCCATCTGGGCATCGGTGAAAGTATTCTCAACGATGTCTTCGACATTAACTGCTAACTCTGTGTACTGCATAGCTTACGCCATCGGCCCCCGAGCCATTACACCTTTAGTCGCCGCCCCAGTACCACGAATCTTGATTCCAGAAGTCTTGACGTTCTTCTCTGGATATCCAGAATTCTTAAGGTCTACCTTCGGGGCAGGTTTGGGCTGTTTCTTGTTCATGTTAGATCCCCGCCTTGGGCACTTTGCGAACCGACTTCATCTGGTTAGCAACCTTAGCAAGACCCCGACCCATCTCTTTCATCTGGAGATTGGTCTTACCACCCCTAGCGAACTTCGTAAGAGGTTTACCGGGGTGCATCGCTTTCTCGTGTTTGTGAACCGCTTTCTTGGCGTCCATGATAACTCCTACGTTGTTACTACTGTCACATTTCCAACAGATGTGATGGCTACAAGATAGTTAGGTGTCAATCCAGCGTCACTAGAACTTGCACCGCCAACCGGATTCCATCCCCACTGTATATCTCTAGATCCACCTGACGGAAAACCGTCATCATTCGTCCCCGACGTTACATACGTCGTATCCCTTCTGGGATTACGCAACGCCTGCGGGTCATCTACAGGATACATCCCTAATTGCAACTGGGGATGGTCTGGATCATAGCATTCAGTGCAAACCAGCAGGTTATAACGTTTAGTCTTGATTATCTCTTCGCGCAGGGTTTGCAGCTTAAATTGCTGACCGCAGCGATCACACATCGCAATCGCTTTTTTGCCGCTGGCAAATCTATTACCCATTTATATTCTATTGCCTTTTTGCAGGTTAACGATTTCCGGTATGACCTGCAAATTTTCAGGGACATGCAACCCGCTAACGGTCTTGCCACGTAAAGGAAAGATGTGGTCTACATGCCACGCAAACCCTAACATTTTGCTGCGCAACGTGGCTAACTCATACGCTTCTTTAATCAACCACTTATCTTCCTTGGTCAACCATTTTGGCGTTCTTTGCAAGATTGTAGCTTTACGTTCTGCGGTAAACGCGTTCACAACCCCCTTGTTACTTTGACGCCATTCCTTTTGTCTTTGTAAATTTTTTTCACGATGTTTGTAATAAGATTTTTTTGCATTCTCTCGAAACTGCTGCCGATTAGCGTCTCGTCTAATAGCTTCTAATAGCCTAACTCGTTCTTTATTGTTTTGTTTCCATTTTGCGCTATTAGCGCTACGTTTGTCTAAGTTGGCCTTGCGGTACAACGCACCTTGCACTTTCATGTATTGCAACACGCGTTCACGGTTTTGTTGGTAAAGCTCTTTCTTTCTTAGAGATACGCACTGGCAGCAGGCCCCGGCTACATACCGTTCAGAAATATGACCTTTTGCGCAAGGCTCGCCAGTAAAATACTTTGTAGCGCCGCTGGCAATTGCTTCTTGACGAGACACAATTCTCATATGCCAGAACCTAAGAACATTTGACGCGGAACTAGGCGAATGGCAGCTTTCTCCCTGTCTTCCCCGGCTGCGATATTGAACTGCTCGTCGTATACCTCTTTCAACATGGGTACACGGTTCATAAGCTCAGGTACTTTCATTGCAATGTGATATGCAAGACCTGCTACTAAGCAAGGTAAGAACCTGAAGTTCATATCTGCCGTCTGTAAGCCTGCTCCGGCGTCCTGTACACGCCTTAAGTACCAATACACAAATTGGTACGTCTGCGTGTTATCCGGCGTGGGCCAGACAGTGATGGCAGGCAGGTTTGGATTAAAAACAGCAGTCCCACTAGAGTGAGACGCAGCAGTCGTCCCGTTCTGCGCTCTAAACACGTTACCTAACGTATTCCCGTCTAGGTATCCGTAAGCAATATCTTCGTTATCGATCCGGATAAATCCAGCATACGGCAGACCGGCAGTAGAACTTAACGTAATCGTCGTCGTGGAAGAGTTAATAGATCCCGACAACGTAGCCCCTGTGGGGCTTACAGACCCTGAGAGACGTTGAATCCAAACCTGAATAGGTCTGGCCTGTTGTAACTTATTAGGGATCGTAGCGTACGTAGATACGCTAATCCGCGTGATGTTTAAGTCAGCCTGTGTGGACGAGGAATTAGCTCCCGTCCGGATAACCTGCTCTAACAGGTCAATCGTATCTAAAGGCAGGGCATACGTATTGAGACCCGGGGTCAACGTAATGGCACCTTGGTTGAAGGTCCACATGTTGATACCACGGTTCTGCCACTCTATCGTCATCAGGTTCATAGACCTGCGGGCTGTACGCAAGTCATAACCTGACCTCATTTCCCGGCCAGCCCTCTCCCACGCCTCTTCGACAATCTCGGTAAGCTCTAAGTTGAATAACGTGGTACCGGAGGTGGTCATCTAAATCTCGCTGTCTTTTCAGCTATCTTTTTAGGCTGGGCTACAAACTGCTTGCCTTTGGCTTTCCCGGCTCGCTTGGCCTTTGTAGTCGCTGCGTACTCTTGCGGGCTAAGGGACTTAATAGCTGCCTCTGGGAGATACCGCTCACCCGTCTTAGAAGACGGTTTACCAGACTTAGTGCGCCACTTCGCGTCCCCCCAAGACTTTAGGCTCTGTTGCTCTTTTCGTAGTACCATGCTATGGTCTCGCTATAGGAGAACCAAATGACTGAAATCTGGGCTGAAATTTCTGAAACCGCTGGGCGATACTCCGTAAGTAACTTTGGAAACGTGAGAGCAAACTGGTCAGACGTTCCGCGCCGTAACTGCAAGCATCGTATTCGGATTGAACGATCACATCACCTAAAGCCGTCCACCCACACAACCGGCTACCTGCGCGTTGCGTTGGGCCGGGGGGTTCTACGTTACGTGCACCGACTTGTAGCAGCGGCATTTCACCCAAATCCGGAGAATCTCCCGCAAGTTGACCACATTGATGGTAACCGAAAAAACAACGCAGCGGAAAACCTTCGATGGGTGTCCGCAAGAGATAACGCACTTGCGGGTGGCGCTCGCCACCAATGGGAAGCGCAGCGCATTGCCAGCGCCAAGCGCCGGATACACGATGCCAAAAAACATGAGTATCAAACCTTGTTTGACCAAGGTTATAGCCTTCGCCAAATTGCAAAACTATTTGGAACATCACACTCATCTATCAGCGCGACTTTACGTCGTTAATCACG